CAATAATTTTGTACACCGTTGGTAGATCAATGACCTCTTCTAGCTTTTCTTTTGTTGCGTAATCCTCGTTGTACTGCTTCATTGCAATTACTGCACAATCAAGAAGCAGGTCCATTGACTTAATGTTGTCAGATGCAATATCTTCATCACCAATCTTCTGGAACTCCTTCATAAAGTCACGAAGAAGTGTAATCTTTAGTGGTCGCATCTTGATGTTTACTCCATCAATTAGCTCTACTTCTACTGTTTCATATACGCTCGTTGCCATTATAATCCTTTCTGGGGTTATATATAAATTATATCATAGGCATGTAAAAACTTAGCCCGTCCAACCTTTTGGCTGAACGGGACTAAGTATATACTATTTAGTTTTTATTAAATTGTTATTACGGACCTAGTACGCGGTCTACAATCTTGCCGTATGAACCATTTGATGCTGGTAGTAGACGGAAAGATACCTCGAACATTGTTGGCTCGTCACGTTTTGCTGAAGCCGTTACACTCTCAATTGAGAGGGCACGGTGAGCAACGTAAACACGCTCAACACTGTCTGCACCTGTAGCGTCTGGATCACCAGATCCTGGACCGATAGCTATAATTGCACGTTCTAGTGGAACCTCACCAAGATTACCAGCTTGCATAACCATTGTTACTTCATCTGGATCAGTGTCATTATAGTCTGCATCAGCACCTGCTGTTGCTACTACTAGATTCTCTAGAGTACCTTCAGCAAATGCTGTTACTAGGTTGACCTGCATACCCTGCTTGTATAGACGAGCTACGTCAAGGAGCTGATCTACCTGAACCTCACCGAAGTCTGGCTGGAACTGAATTTCTAGACCGTTCATGGTAAAACCAATGTTTCTCCAGTTGGCAGAAGCTCCCGCTGCTGACAATGAATCTGCATAACGTGTTCCATCAACGAATGCTGGAATATCAGATCCTGCTGCTGCATCGAATGAGTATTGTGCTGGTGCTGTGCCTTCAATATACTTAAGTGAAGATGATCTTGCTACGAAGATCTGAGCTGCACCTACGATAATATTTCTTGAATCACCTAAAGTTGCCATATTTTTATTTCACCCCTTATTTCTTTTTATTTTATTTGTATTACATTTATTACACTTATTGCCTTTGTTGCTTGGCGTGGGGCGTTTCCTCATCTTTATTATAATGGCATAATTTAGCCATTATTATAGATGTTTGTCGTGTGATAGTCATATTTTATAACTACATTAGTTGAAAATGTTTTTTGAAGTCCCGCAGTTTCTGTGCTATTACCTACATAGTTGACCTGAGAAGCATTTATGCAATGAAAGTTTATTTTGTTATTCTGTATATTTTGACCAGCAAATTGATTTACATCAAAGGCTGTTCTGTCTTCTCTATCTGCAATATTAATGATAAAATCTCTCCAATAAAAAATCTCTTCTAGGCTTGCTCCTCTTATTGAGTACATCATCTGAGCACACTTAACTGGATAAAAATACTTGTTGCTTACTCTTCCCTTCATGAAAGAGTCATATATAATGTAGGGTTTAGGTCCCCATTTTGCATCCCCTGATTTATTATCTGAAACAGGAAAGATTGGAGTGACACCTCCATATGTTGAAAAAGAAAATCCAGGAACATTGGCTGCTCCATTAAGCTCAAACTGCTTCCATATATATTTATTTATTACTGGTTCTACTAAATTACTCATAATCTTCTCCTGGTGCATTAATTATCCAACTCAGGGCTGACTGCCTACCAATGGACCCTGCACTTCTTGATTTTACTGCAGAATTAAATCCTGATTCAAACTCTCTTGACTTTGTAAAATGATCGTAAAATCTTATAGACCTTAGATATACCTGATCAAAATAATTGTTATAGAACTCTTCAAAGGCTCTAACAAAAGATCCTCTAACTTGTTCCCCTCCAGGATTTTCTATTAATATTGGTCCAGTTCTAAAAAATTCTTCACCGTCAATTTGAAAGAATAGTGCTTGAGCACTTACTTCATTTACCTGAACGGCTATGCCTTCTTCCATTATCTCTGCCTTATCAAAGAAAGGCTCTGATCCATTTTCTGGAATGCTTGTTGATGACAAAAAATTTGATGAAACTTGTGCTGTCTTTCCAGCAAGAACCTTTTTTAATTCTACTAGTCTTGCTCCAGGGTCTCCAACTTGACCCCACTCATATACATGATGAAGCATTCCTGGATTTGTTCTAGCAAGAACATCAAGGTATTGATAGAAAGCAGAAATGCTTGTGCTAGCCAACTTGCTTGCTACATATGACTCTTTGGCTTTACTTTCTTTTATAAAACCTTCTGAGTATTCAACTACATTGTTCAATACCTTCATAGCTTCTTTAGAATTTATTTTTACAGTATACAAGACTGATCATCTGCCCGTCTTAGAAAAATTCTGTATCCAAAGAAATTATGAAAAGGGTCGAACATGGGTTCTATGTTTCCTATTTCAAAAACAGTTGGCTCATCTAAAACTTCAAACCAAACAACTTTTCCACTTGGGTCTTTTATATTTGTTACTAGAATTCCTGTTATGGGATAAGAAATGTCGTCACTTGATTTTAATATTTCATCTGCTGTTCTAAAATCTAATTTATAAGAATATTCAATAAATTTTTCTGAGCTAATAGCATTTATAACAGAAGAATCTGGTCTTTCTTTTATGGCTGAGCAATTAATTACTCTATCAAAAGACCAAGTGTTTACCATTTCCCCAAAAGAACTTTGCTCAGAAGTAGAGTAGTATATGTCTGCTGTCATTGGATACATGAGATCTGACAAGTTTCCATTAGGCAACATTAGATTACCCCTGGTCGAATTCTATTCTTATACCTTATTAGTAGCTTGTCTACAATCAAATTTCCTGTACCCGCAGAAGATCCTGCTGCAAACTTAATTTTAAATTCTTTGTTATCAAACTCAGTTATATTTCTGCTAAAGTATCTTGTGTTTCCTTGAACTAAATCTTGCATCAGCATTTCACAAGCCTCTTCAATATCTGATGGAATAACTTGATATCCAAAGCTGGCATCAAGTAGGTAGTCAAATCCAGGAGAGAATGTTACTGCATAGTTTCTATCTCTCCACACCTTGGTGTATTCAACTTTATTCTGAATTTCATCTTCAAGTACAATTGAGCTTTTGTCTGTGCTTATCTTATATTGTTCATATGAGTCATCATCTTTTATATAAATAACTTCATTGTTCTCCCACATTTGATAAAGAACAACAATTCTTTCATCAATGGGTAAATAGTCTATTCCCATTCCAATAACTTCTTTTAGTTTACGAACGAATTGAAAAGACCCTACCTCAGCCTCAATAATTCTTCTCGCTACTTTCTCTGCTTCTACAGCTTGACCAGTAGTAATTCCAAGTTTTGTTTTTACCGTTGTAAGATCGCAATAGGGCTTTACAATATCTATGCCTGCGGATAGAACAAGGTTGTTTGATGGGTCATATACGTTTGCAAAAAGATTTACAGAATAGACAAGGTATTTGGAGTTTAATGTAAACCTTGCAACCTTTGAAGCATTAGATGTTGCTGATGCAGAAAAAGATTCTCCTGTAAATAAGTCTTCATACTGCATAACATATTGTAAAGATGCAGATGGCATTACGAGATCAATATAAATTGATGTTGTTTCTGGTAGTCTAAGAATTTCCATTTTTATACCTCAAAAGCTGAGGCAACTTCTTGCGGAGTTGCTTGCCTTACCTTATCTGAAATTTTTAACCACTCTTCAGCTTTATCAGAATCTACGATAGTGTAGCCATTATTTAGTCTTCCAAGAGATGGGTGGACAATAGAATTAGGAGCAAAGAGTGCAACTTTAACTGGATCTGTTTGTGTTTTTTGTATTTTAGATTGTGTGTTTTTTACAGATACCTTTTTTGTGGGACTTGATTCCATAATTCCTCCTGTTATTAATTATATCATCTCAATAAATGCTTAAGAGGGGAGCCAATCGACTCCCCTCCGCTGCATTTAGAAACAATTATTACTTGCTGCCGTAGGCAACTGCGTCTGTTTCTTCGATCTGCACACCAAAACGAACGAACACTGTATATTCTACTGTGTCTTTCTTTGGCTTGAACTCGCGGTGGACTGTAACATCTCTCTGGAATCCCCAAATTCTGTTTTCTGGGAATGTTAGTGAGACATAATCATCTGGCATGTAAGGAACTTCCATGATGGGTAGTCCGAGAACGCGGTACTGTAGTGGAGCACCGACAATCTGTGGAACGCTACCGTCAACAATTCTTTCGACAATTCTTTCGGAATTGAGGTTGCCTGTTTGGGCAAGACTGTTAAGTAGGCTTGAGATTGTTGGTGAACCTGCATAGAACTTCATTGCAGATCTTGAACCACGGTACTTGCGTGGCATGGCTAGGACAATATCTTGTAGATCCTGTACGGTCCATGCTGAACCGCTGGAAGTGACAGATGCTGCCTGGTTTCCTGCGGCTTCTTTTGCATAGAAGCCCTGCATAATCTTCAAGAAGTTGTTTGTTCCTGAACCTGTACCGTTAATTGCAAGATCTTCAAGATCGTTTGCAAATGCGCGAGTCATAGAGCGAACTAGGTGATCTTCAAGCTGGGCACCCTCGATATTATCTTCGAGTGCTTCAGTTGCAACTTCCCAGTCTAGTCTAATCTTCTTTGTTACGATCTCTACTTTAGTGAATGCTACGTCTGCGTTTGTGTATGTACCATCAGCCTGATTTGCTGCACGGATTACACGCTCGCCTACATTTAGCTTCTCTAGTTCTGCAGTGTTAGAACGCATAGTTACTCTACGACCATCTAGAGCTAAAACTTGCTGCTCCCAGATGTATTCGATGAACTGGCGGGACTGCTCAGGATTGAGAATACCACCATCATCAGTTGTGCTACCAACGACACCCAAATCACCTGCTGCGGGATTTGTAATTGCGCCAATACCACCAGAGACTACTACGCCTGCGTCTGCTGCTTTTTCTAAAATTTCTTCTGACATTTTACTTTTCACCTCCTGATTTATTACCGATATAAGTCGGCGGAATTGAGGAAACGACCGCCCCACATCGATTTACTTATTTTTTCTCCCTGTACGATCCCGCCAAGATCGCCAGACTTGCGAACAGCCGTGTCTTCCTCTATCGCGGATACACGCTGTCCAAACTCTTCAACATTGCCTTTAACAACCTTTACCTCTTGTGAAACGTTATTAACTGAGCCAGTAAGTTCCCCTACCTTATCTGCAATGCTTTTTACTGCTGCTGCTAGATCTGCTACTGCAACAACTACTGAATCCTTGATTTCATCTACAGATTTCGCCAAGTCTTCATCGCTGTCTGCAGGAGTTGTGGATGTCTCTACAGCTTCTTCTACAGCTTCCTCGTCAGCAGACTTTTCAACAATCTCTTCGACTGCCTCTTCTACTGCTGCTTCTTCAATAACTTCTTCAATTGCCTCTTCAACTGCTTCTTCAATCTCTTCGACTTCTTCGGCGAGTTCTTCTGCAACTTCTTCAGCTACTTCTTCAGCTACTTCTTCAGACTTTGTTACCAAGTCTTCTGCTGGATCTGTACTCTTATTTCTATTTAGAATTCCCACATTAATCCCCTCCTTTTCATTGTTGTCAGCAATTGACTTGGCTACTTCGTCAACCGCCATTGTTATATCAGATTGTTCATCTGAAACTTTTACAGTATAGCTCTTTATAAGATTTCCGATTGTTTCTGCTTTAGAAGTATCGCTGCTTTCTACAAAACCAATATTTGTCATGTGTCTATCGCAGCTTGGGCAAGAATATTGTGACTTCTCGCTAATAATAACCATTTCGCTTGAGTTGCACCAGTAAACATTCTCTAGGTAGTTTTTCTCAAGTGTGTCTGTTCCGTTAAACTTTTGTACAGAAACAACATTTGATGCAGGGTTTGCTGGATTATCAACAAGTGAAAGCTCAAAAAGATCATAGTCTTTAATCATTCTAATTGGAGCATCCATTCCCTTAGTGTAAATATCTTCTGTATCATTAATTTTTCCGCCAATAGAAAATCCTGTAAGAATTCCCTCTGTTACTTTGTACCAGGTATCTTGAGCACCCTTGGATACATATACATCAACAAAGATGCCATTATGAATCTCCCCGTTTTCTTTGTCAAAGTATTTGTCTCTTTTAAAAGAAACTACTTTTCCTACTGCTAGGGGTGTGTGTTGCTCTCTTACATTTCCCCTGAAATTGTCAAAAGCTTTTTCTGAGGCTTCAATAGCAACAATATCTCCCTGCTTGTCAACAACATCTGTTGTCGCCCAACCAGAAACAATTCTTTTTTCTGCGTCTATCTTTTGGATAGGCATAAGAATTGAAATGTTTTCGCCGCTTGTATTCCAAAAGGCTTTTTCTAATGAATTCATCTTGTCACCATTGTATCGTTATAATTTAGTAATTTTATCACATTTTGTATATTATTGCGTTGCACGACCTTCTCCACCAGCATTTCTTCCTGTTGGAGAATTTGGACTATCTGTTGCGTTATTTTGTCTTTCTGTGTCGCGTGATCTTTGGGTAGTGTTCTCTGCTCTTTGCTGAGCAGTTAATTGAAGTGGATCTTGTCCACCCTGTCTCATTGGCAAGCCAAGCCTCATTCTAACTTCATTTGGAACAACAACCTGGGCCTTAAGATATCTCTCATCAATCTGACTCTGTGTATTTTCATCTGTAAGAGTAAGTTCGTTTAATTTAAGATCGAACATGTCTGTTTTTTCTTTTACAATTTTATTAAGAACCTTTTCCAACATTCTTTGGGCTGGCCTTGAAACTTGTTCTTTGAATGTTCTATCATTTGCTAGTGCCGCCGCAATAGACATTCCTTGTCCACCACCAACTTTTGAAATAGGAACTTGATGAGACATTAAGATATCATTTGTATTTGATACATGATACTTTTGGAAAGATCCGTCCTGAATACCATTTTCAATTGGCTCCATTTTAAACTCAACTTTATTGTCAGGTGAATCTGCAGGGAGTGGTAGGAAAAGAGTTCTATGATTCTGTCCACGCAATCCAGACTGCATAAACCTAAACAGCTTCTCCTCTGACTCTGCACTAAGCCTTGCTCCCTTGAGGGTAACAATGTAACGAGGAACTGCCTTATTCTCAAAATAATCAATATTATATCTGCTAGCTAATTGATCTCCAACAATAGCCATTGATGATGATAAAGCGTCTGGGATACCATAGTAGCTATTTCTAGGTGTGTACTTCTTGAAATGAATAAGCTCGTTTGGTCTTGGATCATTGGTAATATTGTTTGGAGTTTTTTTGTCTTGAAAGTTTTTAAAGAATACTGTTTTTTGATTAACTATTTGAACGTATCCATCTCTTAATCTACGAACACGAATTGTTGTCGCAGGAATATGTCCAAGGTAACCAATTTCTCCAGTTACAGTTCTACCGACTTCCATGTAACCATTCCCTGTTGCTTCATAGTCTGTCCAAACTTTTTCTAAAACATGGGTAAAGGTATCTTCATCATTGCGGGATTCAAGCCAGTCCATTAAATCTTTTTTAGCACGCTCAATTTTTCTATGCGCTCTTCTCAGCTGATCATCTGTGTCTGCATCCTCAAGTCTATCCATTACAGCTTCTGTAATGTCAAAGCCGTATCCAAGTCCTACAATATTTGCTACCTTGGCATTGATTGATGAGTGGTTTGCAAAAGAGCTATCAAAAAATGTAGCTAACTCGTCAAGGTTATAGGGTGGAACAACAACATCAAAAAGTCCATACGCTGTTGTAATATCTTGTAAAGGAAGTAACTGCTTTGATTTTGTATCTTGTTCGCCTGTCCAGACTTTGGTCATTCTTGATACACGGCGTTTAAAATTTGCATCTAAACCATCATACTTTTTTACTTGATCAACTTCTGCATTGAATTCGTCATAAGACTCTTTCTTCGTAGAACTTTTATCTAGATTGTCAATCTTTGCACGGTACTCTATTTCATTATCCATTTCCATACCTCTTAATCCCCTTTGATGCATCCATCCAAGCTCCGATATCGGTTTCAGAAGGGATTAGTCCATCCTTCATTCTATCAAGCTGTTCTGAATGCTCTTCATCTGTAAGTCTTCTTTGTCCTGCGCGAAAGACGGCCTCTCCTTCTGGAAAACCGTAGTACGCTGCTGCTTTTCTAATTTTAGACATTGCCTCAATATCCCCACGACGAGATGGAATATTCATAGTGTTTCCTTCTCCATCTGTCACAATCTTTCCTTCAGGTGTTTGCCAGACGTAGATTCCGTCGTTACCTTGTTTTTCTATGACAGTTATTTTGGGTTTTGGCATGTTCATGACAACCATTGTACCATAATTTGCTTGACTTACTTAATTTTAAGCAACTGCTGAGCCGAAATCAACAATTTCACAAACACCCGCTGTACAAGAAAGCTCTTGACTTCCCGTGGTTGTGTCAACTGTTTCATAAAGACTGAGAACTGACCAATCGATTGTTGTTGGCATTTCACTTAAAGACTTCTCATATTCTTCTTTTGTTATTTCTTGATATGGAGCCTGCTTGTATGTATGCTCTGAAGATGGTAAGAATGAAACTCCTCCAACACTATCAAAGTTATCGTATACCCATGACCCAACTCTTAGCCATTCATCCTCACGAACATTAATTGTTACTGAAGGATTATGCTCTGTCCAGTGCTTACGATATGTCTTCCACATTTCAAGGTGGTCGATTGCAGTAAGATCTTTGGTAAGTACTGAATTTTTTGGAGCCTTAATCGGAAAATAAAAAACGGTAGTATCTTCTGGCTTCATTACATCTGGTTCATTTGGAATACCAGCATCTTTAAGGAATGATGTTAGTGGATCTTTGTTATCTCCACGAACTGATCGCAAGTAGTATTCTGAGTACCATGGGTGAATGCCAGAGGATACCCCCGTCAACTGAGAAACTGTTCCAGAAGGCTTGACGCATGTAATAGATAAGGATGGATTGATTCCAAGCTTTTCTGCTTCTTGGCTATTAGTCAAAACAGATTCTTCTCTAAGTGAATCTAGGATTCCTGGAAGATCTTTGTTATTTGTTGAGGTAATTTTATTTCCATAGATTCCTGTTAAAGATACTCCAAGAAGTCTTTCTTCTTCGCAGTTATCCTTCCATGTCTTTCTAATGTATTTAAAGTTTGTCAATGTTGACTGCCATGTTCCAAGGATTGTTGCTAAACGAACTTTTTCAGCTAAATCCTCTACCTTGTCATCTGCTTCAATAACAACCTCAGTTAAATTACAAAATTCATTTGGACGTAGAAGAATTTCTCCACATGGGTTTGTCCCCATTACCTTTGATGAGTCACGGCGACCAAACTTGTCAACGTGCTTACGAACACTCTCTATGTTATAGATTCCGCGTTCACCAGACTTTGACTCGTATAGGTTTCTCCACTCTCTTAAAAATTGAGCGGTATTTGGTTTAATATTATAAACCGCTGAGTTATTGGCTAAGGCACGTTGACCATTATCTTCCCACCACTGGCCTGACTTTGCTTTAGCCATTTCAAAATCATCAAGATTAGAAAGAGAGATTAGTGCAGAGCGTCGCACTCCTCCAACAACTACAACCTCTCCAATCTTACACATTAGATCATGAGCCTCAATTGACTTGATTCTTCTTCCAGCAGCGTTACGGAAAATATCAATAGTAAACCTAAACAACGAATCAAGTGGATCTGGACCAGATGCTCTTCCACCAAATATTTTCAATCTTTCCCCTGCTGGCCTAACCTTAGTTAGATCCCACTTTGGAATTTGTCCTTGATAAAGAAGTGCAATAAGTTCTTTGTATGATTTTGCCCATCCTAATTTTGAATCATCTACTACAATAACTGTGTCTGTCTTGTAGAGTTCTTCTGCAACAACGGGAAGTAGGCTCATGTATTTTTGTTCAACAGAGAATCCAACTCCAGTACCGTTCATTAAAATATACATTGCTTCATCAAAAGCTCTAGGGCTATCTACTGCAATAAATGAACAGTTGTAAGCTGCAATATGATCTCTGTCAAGAGCTGGTCCTGCGGTCATCAAAGCACGCATAGAAGGCATGATCTTATGATCAATAACTGCATTACGAATCTCTTCAAAAGTCTTGTCATTTTCGCTGTAACCATGGTTTGTTACCAAATGGTTTTTCATAAAAGACATGTAACGATCTACTGTCTCTACCCAAGTTTCTCTTCTGTTCTCTGATTCAATCCAGCGAGCGTATCTGCTGATGTGGATAAAGTTTCTGTAAAAGTCTTTGATAGACCCATGATCGTTAATAAGTGACAATTAAAAACACTTCCTCTGTTAGAATTATATGTAAGGTCAATTCTACCAGACAAAAACAAAGGAGTCAAAATGAAGTTAACAGTCAAAGACATTCACACATATAACAATTTGGTAAAGAGGGGTAAAGCAACGCCTCTTGGAAATGCTAGTCAAATTTTAATTCCAAGGGAACTTGATAATGAAGAAGTTGTACTGTATGATATTGCCAGTGGAGATGTAATTCACCCAGGGACTAATATGATAGAAAATATTAAGTCAGTTATTGACAAAGCACTATCTAGTTGATACCATAACAGGGTGGAGGGAGGGAATAGATCTAATCTATAAACAAAATAGATAGGTTTTTCCCCTAATAATAGAACATAAAAGACCACAAACTTGACAATTCACACCTTTTGATGTTATGCTAGATAGGTTGTTGCCGCCGCACAAGGAGGAAAACAGATGAAAACAAAACTGCTAGGAGGTGTATTAGTTATGACGATGGTTCTTTCTGGATCTACAAACTTGGCTAATGCTACCAACGAACAGGTGTATGCTAAGTCTGCACCGAGCACGGCGGAGGCTATTCAGCCTGTCGTAAAAGTTACAAAGGTTGAAAAGCCAAAGAATAAAATATGCAAGAACTGGTTGGTGAAACATCTTCACAAACATGGGTTCCGTGGCGAAAACTTACGCGAAGCGTGGGCAATTGTTATGAGAGAATCTGGTGGAAATGAAAAAACAATTTCATCAACTAATGATTATGGAATGTTCCAGTTTAACCATTATGCACATAAAGACGCATCGTGGTGGGACTCAAAGAAATTGCTTACAAGAGACTACAATACTCGAATCGCATATAAGAAATCCAAAGGTGGAAAGACATGGTATATGTGGGACATTGATGGTCAAGGAAAATGGAAAGCAGGGTGGTCACCTCGCCCTATTTATGAAAGATATGTAAGCTGGTACAACAAGTACCCATGCAAATAAAATAAAATAGTTGAACCCCCTATCGGAAAACAACCAAAGAAAATAATTTGGTGGCAATGACAATTCGGTAGGGGGTTTTTACTATAGGTCTCTGATTTGATGCATTACTTCATTCCAGTCTTTACCGCGAACTTCCATAGACTGATACTTCTTAATATTTTCAATATTTCTTTCAGCATCTTCTTTACGAACCTTTGGGTCTAGAAGCTCTTCTAAGTGGCCTATCCACTCTCTTTCATTGTTTGCTACTCTTCCAATACCCTGCTCTTCTAAAATGGCGTACTCAGGGCTATAAGAGGCAACCCATGGCACACCAGCAGCACTATACTCAAGGCCCTTGATTCCAGACTTTGCATAATTGAATCTTACATTGTTAAGAGGAACAAGGCCAATATCAATCTTTCTAAAAAGTTCTGGGTAATAGTGAATTGGCTTCATTGGCTCTTTTGTTGTTTTTACTGATTTTGGTATTCCAAGTTGATTAGAAGCCACAGGAGCATTAATAACATTTCCAGAATGATGAAAGGATAGATGGTTGCTTTCTAGAAATTGACCAATCCAAGGTGACAATGTTTCTAGATCCATTGATCTCCATGGAGTAGCACCTACCCATCCTAGTTGTGGTAGACCACGAGAATGATCCTTTCTTGGAGTCCAACGATCTATGTCAATACCATTACGAACTAGAAATATATTTTTTAAACCCTTTTCATTTTTATAAAAATCATAAAGGAATGGGGTAGAGGTAATAATCGCATCTGCATTCTCAATAATAAACATGTAGTGATCTCTATTATTGTTAGGATTATTCTTAGGATCTGTAGTAGTGTAAGCCATGTTGGTTTTTTCTAAACCCTCAAACCAATCGTCAATGTCTACAACTATCTTTTGCCCCATTTTTTTTGCTTCCAATATTTTAGAAGCAACTGACTCAAGCATTATCAATTTAAGAACAATTATGTCCCAACCATGAATAGCTTTTTTGTCTGGAACTAACAAACCAAAACCATGTTCATTGTTCCACCCAGGGAATCCAATTGCAGTATCCCAGTCATTCTTTTCTAGTTCTTTCATTGGCAAGTAGCAGCGATACCAAGCACAACCGTTTGGTTGCAAGGGTTTTGTGCCAAAGGCCCAGTCGTAGGTAAGGAAACAAACTGTAGGATGAATATCCATAAAACTCCAATCGTTTTTCTTATTATACTGTAGATGTAGAAAAAGGTCAAGCCTTAGACAGAGGAGACTTCAAAAGTTTTCCATTTAACATCTGTGAATACATCCGAACCATTTGAATAAACACTTAAAGAAGAAAGGTCGTCTGTAACAGAAACAGATAATCCAACCTGACTATTGTATTCAGTTGCCCCATTAACTGTTCTTTGATTTTCTACTAAAGTTGCAGTGGCTAGCTTCCACGATGTTTCAGACACTTCACCTGCAGGAATTAAAATATCTTGCCAATAATTTATTGCATTATTTTCTGTCTCGTCAGTGTATACCTGGAACCATTTTTTAAATACTGTCTTTGAGTTATTAAGCAAGGTTTCTGTGTAGTTATACTCAACAATGTTATTAAATACCAGTCCTGAGTATAGTTCTAGCTTTCCAGTAAAATTATCTGAGTTTATAGGATCTAAGAAAGACATGTTTACGGCTGACCATTGTTTTGGATAAAATATTGGATTTTTAACTTCTATCCCATCCTGAAAGAAAGATATGGTTTCTACTTCTTGGCCCGTTAAGTAGCTATAGCTCTTTAAGAAAGCCCTCTTCCCTCCCGACTCTGGTTGTAAATAAAAGTCTATGTCTGTTGTTTCTGTTTTTATTTTAGCAACAATAAATGGAGTTTCTGGAAATACGTTTAGCGGATACCTTGACCAAAATTGCAAACCCCCAACTGAATAAAGATCTTCTTTATTTTTATTTAATGGAACAATGACTCCACGAGTGTAGTCCGACTCAAATGGATTTACATAGATTCCAGAGTATTCAGTTAGATACAAATAAGGGGAAGAATCTTTATATATGGTAAATGGATTGTTTTGTTTATAATCAAATAAATATTTTGTTCTTGCAAATGGATAAACAGAGTTTGAATACCTTGTTCCAACTTCATAGGCAGAGGAATCGTCAAAAGCTAAAGATGAAAGTTCCATTCTTCTAAGTGACAGATTCTTTTTATTTATTCCCCGAACTTTAATTTCAAGATGAATTCCTAAGTAATAATCCTTAAAGTCTGGAATTTTTGGGGGAAAGATAATTGTATTATCAACAATTTCATATTTAGTATCTAAGTATGTTGAGCCATTAAAAGAAAGCACATTGTTGTACGGAACATCTTCAACATTAGTAAAGTCACTATATGGTTTTTTCCCAACATCTGCATACCTTTGAAAAGAAAGATAGGTTGATACGTTTGTGTCAAATCTTCCCTGAGCTACCTCTATTGCTCCCTCGCTTACTAGCTCTGCGTAGTTTGCATAGTTAGTTAAAGCAGTATTTGAAAGATCGGAGTATGTAGCATACAAAAGATCTAGTGCCCCATATGTTAGATATTGCGTGATGGCCTCGTCTAGTTCTGAACGACTAGGAACATCAATATTAAACTGAAGCATGTCCAAGTCATAATATGAGTTTCCGTATCTATCATTTACATATTTACCAAAAAAAGATAGGGGTTGGATGTCTTCCCAATAACCTGCAACTCCAATATCTAAACTAATAATATTGTCCTGCTTTACTGGTAACAAAGAATAGTTTGCGGTATATTCAATAAGCTCCCCTGAAACATTTTGAGTTCCAGATGTTTGATCAACAAAGCCATTTGAAAAAAAGTTATTCATATCTTTTTTATGAAAAAAGTTATTATTAAAATGCACTGCAAATATTTTTCCAGCAAAAGAATTTTCAAAATATCCACCAATATTTAGAGAGATACTGTCTAGAGATGAAAAGAAATTTCCAATAATAGAGTACTTGCTTGATTCAATATCACTCAAATTTATTCCAGCTACAAAATATTCATTGTCTTCTACTACTTCATTTTTTAATACTGATTGCACTCCAGTAGGAGATGTATAAATATAGCTTAGCAAATTTATATTTAAAGAAATATTTATTGTTGCACCCGTTGTTTTATTTTTAAACAAAAACAGGGTTTGTGAAATTACTGAATCCTCTGGAGATTTAAAAACACCAACAACCGACGCTAGTCTATCTGTTAAAATATTTAAACTATCGTAATAGACAGTAATGTCTGAATAAAAAATATCTTCATTAACAAAAAATTCATGAGTTGAGTCATACCAGGTTGATGTAGAAAAATTCTGCCAAGTATTTACTCCGCTGTTATAGACCTCACTCCAGGCAAGGAACCTTTCTCTTTCAAATAAAGGTTTCATTAAAAAGTAGGTAAATTGATCTGGGTTCTCATCATTTGCCGTTTTATTTTCTTCAAACCATTGAAGAGTTGACAAAAATCTTGAGTTTCTTTTTAATTGAACTTCTGGCAAGTCATAGCTTGGAGTTGTCATGTATGTTGATGTTGTATCTAAATTGTTTGCGTATCCACTTCTCCAAGGAGTAACGTCTGGGTATAAAATATTAGAAGCATAGTTTGCAAATGAATAATCAAACAACGTAGAGTTGGTTGAAAAGGTGCCGCCTGATCTATTTGCTTCAGGAACTCCCTGTCCATAGACAAATCTTCTTTTAGCCATTTCTAATGGAATTAAATATGGAGTAATAGAAATGCAGTCAATTTCAAATGGTGAGATAAGGTCGTTTCCATACACTCCGATCCAGTCCTGCTCAAGGGAGGCAGAAGAGCTTTTAGATGGAAAAGTTATGTTGTTTAAATCAAATGGCATGGTAATAACTTGCTGTCCATTAATAAGAAGGCTGGCCTCTATTTCTGAATATTTAAAATGAATAAGCATTGGTCTATACCATTTGCCAACAAAATAAGACTTTACATAGAATCCAATCTTTATGCTAATAAAACCTTCTTCTACATATACCCCGTCAGTTGATTCAATTGGTCCAATAATTTTTATGGGATCAGCAGATAAGTTATCTAATCTAATCCAGGCTTCCAGTGTGTAATTATTATATTTTCCCGAATCATTTAGAAATCCGTTTCCTGGAAACATTATAGAGGGGTTGCCATCGGGTGCTTCAAGAATTCTTGTTGTATGGTTAGATCCAAATACCATTGGAATCCCAGCATTTTCTGCATAAATTTTATTATCTTTTAATAGATAATATCCATTCATATCTGTGTCAGTTCCGTAGGAATCTAAAACAACATAACTATATGCAGAACCTGAAGTTAAAAGATGTTCAAGGTTTGCTGGAAAGTCTTGATAGTCAAAGCCCAAACTTGTATCATTAAATTGCTCAGACCATTGTCCTAGAGAGGCTCCGTTAAATTGAGTTACAAAATCAGATATAGAACCAAAATCCGAATAGTTAGTTCTAATAAAGAATGTTAAGTTTTTATTTGATGGTAAATTAAAGGTGTGAGATATTTTATGCCAACCAAGATCTGACTCAAAAGAATATTGAGAATAATATTCTACTCCGTCGTAAATTACTCCAATTTCAAATGACTCAATAAAGACAGATGTTTGATAAACGTGGGTAGAAAAACAAGCGGTAGATCTAGAGTCATTAAAATCACTAGAGCTATTTAAAGTAAAAGAACTTACAATATTAGAAGAATAGGAAGCAGAAGATGTTACGGAAAATCTAGAAGAGGGACTAGAGTCAATTGGGGTGCTTGAATAAGAAACAGGAGAAGATTCAGTTAGATTGGTTAATGTCCAATTTTCATTATTTCCAAGATCTTGGCGGGAATCAGAAAATAATTGCAAATATGTTATATTCTCATCAAGAGGCCATAGAGCTAATGGATGCTCTGAAAAAATTTTTTCTGCATACAAATTAGAATTGGTTAGCATTGTATCTTAATTTTATCATGAATGAGTATGAAAGATATAATTTATATTATAGAATTGTTAAGGTTATGGTCTAGTTAAGCTCAATGCCGTGCAGATCAAATACATACAATACTAAATATAAACAGGCTTAATAACTGTTTTATACTTCTGTAACAGGCTCTAATACAAGGGCTTCTTCGGGTATCTCAATAACAGGAGCAACAAATATATCATTCTCGCTGTCGTATGAGTAGCCGATCCCTGCATAACAACCTCTTCGAGCACCAATGTATGAGGTATCAATCCAAGTGCCACTCAGCCCGATGCTGTTGCAGTAAGCGGTCACAAGATCGTCGCGGTCGTCCTCTTGCCGAGGGATCACGATTACTTCTCGAACGATCCCATCTTCGATTCGGGCCGCGTGTGCGTTTTCATATGCCATTTCATTTCTCCTTTTTTTATATATTTTATCATATTTAGATTGGGTAGCGAACGATTACGATACCGGAACCACCATTGGCTGAAGCCCCACTATTTGCAGCGCCACCACTTGCACCGTTACCAGTGTTCGCACCACCGGCTACACCAGCAGCGTTACCTGAAGTTGCCCCACCAGCACCGCCCGTAGCATAAGTCACAGATGATCCCGTAATTGACGAAGACAATCCGGTTCCAGCAGTAGGTACTCCACCAGCAGCAGTAGCACCACCACCACCACCACCTGCGCCTGATGTTGCCGTGGCTCCCGCATTTCCAATTCCGGGTGTTCCTACACCGCCAGTAGCAGATCCTGTTGATCCTCCACCACCACCGCCGCCTGATCCACCTGACCAACCAAGGCCACCTGCACCAGTCGTTGTCGCTCCACCCGCAGCACCACCACCGCAGATACCAATAGCCCCTAATTGTGAGCCACCGCCCTGCTTACCGGGAATAGCAACTGTCGAACCGTCAGCCGTTCCACCAGCGCCAACAGTAACCGTATATGCACCCGAAGCAAGAAACATATTTGAGTAATTCATGCAACCACCTGCACCACCACCGCCACCGCCACGCGCAGCAGCACCAGCACCAGAACCACTTGCGCCCCCACCGGACACAACGAGGCAGTCCACAAAACCTGCACCACTCACAACCAGCGAAGAACTCGCAGTGAAAGAATGCACACGGTACGACTGCCCTGAAACGCCGTTAGTACCGTCACCCGTGTAAGTAGTAACTGTTCCACCAGTAGCACTGACACCCGCTGCTGAACCGGCAATGATCGTGCGAACGATAACAACACCAGAGCCACCGTTACCCGGAGTATTAGTGTAATAAGCACCACCACCGCCACCGCCAAGATTGGCAGTACCGTTTGTACCATTTGTTGTACCACCAGCACCACCGCCACCTGAACCACCAACACCCGCTGATCCATTATTACGAGCACCCCCACCACCACCAGCATAAGTAACAGATGTACCAGTGATAGTGCTTGCTGATCCTGCTCCTCCAACACCACCAACAGAAGTTGTTCCAGTACCACCAACAGCCCCAGCACCGCCACCTCCACCACCACCGGCTGTTGTATCATTATCTACAGAAGAACCAGCACCACCACTATTTCCTTGGTTAAGTACCGCAGCGCCACCACCGCGTGTAAGTGCTATTGAACTGTTACGCCCACCTCCACCAGATCCACCGCGTTGAGGTGTGTCATGTCCAGTTGTTGCACTTGCGCGACCACCAGTACCACCACCAACGGCAGTTATGTAGCCAAGAATTTGAGAATCTGATCCGGTTGTGCTAAGAGCAGAAGCACCAGCACCAACAGTAATAGTTGTACTTCCAGAATTAAGAAAAACCCTTGAAGCACTTACAAAACCACCGGCTCCACCGCCACCGCCGTTATATCCAGTTGCACCATTTTCTTTTCCACCACTTCCACCGCCACCAACAATAAGAACATCAACAACACCAGAACTAGACACCACCAGCGAATCACTAGCCGTAAACGTCCTTACCTCATAGGTGATCCCAGAATCCGTATAACTCGTAACAGTTCCACCACTACTAATCTGTGCGAAACGACCCGCTGTTGGGATCGCAGACCCTGCACCTAGGGCAGTTGAAAGTTTAGAAATCGTCATTTGGTTTCCTCACTTATAGCAACTAAAATATCTTGTGTTTTCTTACTAAAAACTTTTTTCCATCTGTCAGGATCACCGTGTCTAAACATCACTGAGTTAATTGCTTTAGTTATGTTTGCATAGCTTTCAAATTTAATTGGCATACCAAATAATCCAGACAATCTATTGATCTCTACGTCATCTTTTTTTGCTATTTTATCATAAGAAAAATAATTAATATCAAGATTTAAAAATTTTTTCCGTAAAACAAAAAAATCAGACTGCCTTACTTTTTCAATAAAATCATTGGAATTAGGATCTTCAGGATGATCAAAATAAGACAACAAATGACCTAACATTTCTCTGTGAACGCCAATCTTTACAACATCTTCGGGGCAATTATCAAGAATGTCAGTAACGTGTGTTCCTACTACCCAATGATCTTCGATTGGAAGTTTGTCTATATTAGGCTTTACTGCTACGGGTACTCCCAAGGATAAACCTAAAGACCTGACCATAAAATGTGTTCCTGATCGTGGTGAAGTAGTAACTAAAACTTTCATCTAGTTTGTCCTCACACGAACGATTACTACGCCGCTGGCACCAGCATTAGCGAAACCTGTTCCAGTAGAAGCAGAAGAACCACCGTTGCCGCTATTAGCAGTAGGGGGCGTAAAACCAGTGCTTTGATTTCTTGAACCGCCAATTCCATAAGTAACTGCCGTGCCAGTAATAGACGAAACAACACCAACGCCAGGTGTTCCTGATGCACCGTTTGCACCAGCGCCTGCTCCAGTTGATTGAGCGTAGACCTTCCAACCTATAAAACCATTGGCGGGTTGATTATTTGATCCTTGATCTCCCCCAGAATTAACGCCCCCGTTTGTTCCTGCCGTTGTCGTTGCCAATGATCCAAAAGAACTGTTGCTGCCAGCCCCACCCACTGTAACCGTATAAGTTGTTGTTTCAAGAGTATACGGACGATTTAACAACCCACCGGCACCACCGCCAGCGTTATAGCCAGAATCTTGTGAGTTGTTTGTGTAAGCAGTTCCCCCGCCAGATATGACTAGAAGATCAGCAATCCCCGGACGAATAACAACAAGACTTCCGCTCGAATTAAACTGAATGTATTTCCACGCAAATCCGCTAGTATCAACGTAAGTTCCGGTTGCAGTGTTAGAAAAATCAGCGTATGAGTTTTGGAAAGTTACTAAACCTGCTCTCTTAAAACTACTTACTGCCATTAAGAAATCTCCGACAAGAATGCCGTAAAGTTGCATGTGCTTGCTGAAGAAGCTACACGAATAAAATTTTCGAAAGGCATAGTAATACCAAGTGTAAGTGCAACCATGTCGTTACCAGCAATAGCAGCATCATAAACAAGGAATTCTGAAGCTCCTGGTGTTCCTGCTGTAGTATCCATACCAATTCGTACTGTGACAGCATTTGAAGACTGATTAGTAATAACAAGCGAAGAGATAACTGCTTGTGTAGCAGCGGGAGTAGTGTATAAAGTTGCATAGGTTCCTGTACTTACAGTCCCTTGAACTTGTGAGTATTTATAGTTAGTTGCCATTTTTTCTCCTTTATAAATTATATCATAAAGTAGGCAAAATTCATTTTTTTAATCAAAGCTTCCTGAGTTAAGAATAAATTAATCATAAGCCAACTCTACCCCATATTCCAATATTTTCTAGATATTTTTTATCTGTAGCGTGTCTTTTTCTCATAAATGGTTCTGATAAATGAAGTCCACTATGCTTTGCCATAAATTTCTTATAAAATATTCTTCTTTATTTCTTTTTCTACTATTTTTTTGGTTTTAAAATTATTATAAAAAAAATCTGCACTATGTTTAGAGGAGGTGTTGATTGCTGATTTCATGTTTGATACGCTGATTTCTTTTATTTTTTCACTAGGATAGAACTGTATAAATTTAATTTTTTCATTAGTATGAAATCTTAAATAATACATGATTTCCCCCTCTTCTATCTTAAACTCATCATATCCATCTTTCATGTAAAATGGATGCTCTATATTTCTAAACCACTTTCCAATATCAAATGTTCCTACAATTGGGATGGTTCTTTTGGTTATATTATTTTCTTCTAGGTATGGCATTTCATAAGATGTCATATCTAATCCCTTTTTATTATCAGTATAGAATATTCTGTTTTGACTAAAAGAAAATGCTCTTTTTTCTATTGACCTTATGTAAACGTGTTTGTCAAAAAAACTTTGATCATAAATATCGCTAGAAACTGAGCTTCCATTTATTTTAAATGAATAAGAATATATGGATCTAAGCTGATACAAATTATTAAAATTTTTATTAAAAAATGGACACCTATTAAGAGAAAGGTGCTTATTATCTTTTTCATTGATATCTTTGTTTCCATAAAAATGGCTGGATACAGGTTCTGGTCCAGTGTCTCTTACCCACTCATCTTCTAAGCAAGCCCAGTAAACATTTATAGTCATTTTATTCCTTTTATAGTTTATTCGAATTATCAACAGCAATCATTCTAACAGCACAAACACTAGCAATATTATGATTGCTAATATTTATATTAATTTATTATTAACTCTTAATATGATTTTTTATTTTCTTTGGCTTTGTAACAAGATGTTAATATCAAAGAGGAGCCAGACCTAGGAAATCCACCTAACAAAATAATCATTAAACAGCGACTCTTATAATTACAACACCAGAGGCACCGGCAGATCCAGTTCCTGGTGAACCATTTCCGCCACCGCCACCACCGCTACCAGTATTAGCTGTAGCAGCACCAGCGGTTCCACTCACGACACCACCGTTAGCTCCTCCAGCAGTACCCGTACCAGCATGGGCACCGCCACCGCCACCAGCTCTGGTAACAGAAGTTCCCGTTATAGAATTTGCTGTGCCAGCACCTCCAGCACCACCAGCACCGCCCTGATAGGCTCCATAGCCATGAGGATTATAAGTACTATTGCCGCCAGCTCCAGCAGAGCCCCCTCCACCGCCACCGCCGTAATAGTTTGGACCTCCACCAGAACCACCACTAAATCCATTAATTAAAATACTTCCAGCACCAGCACCTGCATCGCTTCTGCCTCCAGCACCGCTCGCGCCAACACCTGCATTAGCACCACCACCACCAGCAACACGAATGTCTCCAATAGAAGCTCCAGTGCCTCTTGTGCCAATCGCTCCACCACCTGGAATTGTCACTGTGTAATCCCCAATAGGTAAAAAATAATTAGTAAGATACATATGCTGTCCTGCTCCACCTCCAGCACCGCGAACAGTGTTACCAGTTGCACCGCCTCCACCTGCCCCTACAACAAGGAGATCACACGTTCCAGCTTTTGTAACAGTTAAAGTTCCAGAAGCATTAAAAGTTACATATTTGTATCCAGTATAAGTTCCAGTTGCAGTATTGCTAAAATTAGCACTAGAAACCCCACCCGAAAAAGGGAGCAAGGTCCAAGCATTCTCCGCAGTACGGATAACTGCTGCACTTTGATATTGTGCAATAGTTGAGGCGGTGTTTGTGACTGTCACCCCCGCGCCGCCAACTATGGTAAGAGCCCCTGCTCCATAATTGACTACCCGAAGAATATCGTTAGCAGTCCATGCAACAGAAGATTGTGGGGGGATGGTAAAAGTCTGAGCAGAGGCACTAGTGGCAACAGTCAGCAGAGAATCATCAGCCAAAGCAAAAGTATATGTTGTTCCTGATCTAGTATTGACGGGTAGCGAATAATTAGCCTTTAATGCTAATTCAACACTTACATCTTGAACTATATCTGCTGTATCTCTTGCCCTAGTCATATTAACTCCTTATATAGATTATATCATTTTTTTTAATATTTCTTATCCCCTGGATTTTAATATTAAATATTAATCAAGGCTTGGATACATGACGGAAATCATAGAATCAGTAAATCCCAAAGATTTTGCATGTTCTATAGCATCTATCTTTGCCTGTCTAAATGATTGTTCACTAGATATGCGATCTGCTTCAAGCTTCTCAAATGTTTTACGATCTTCTTCAATTTGGGTTTTTTCTTTTTTAGTAAAAGAACGCTCCGTTATTGTTGGTGGATCTGTTGTATAGTCTGTTTCTGTTATATCTGCCATTTTTTATTTCCTTTCTTTATTTTTTATATCTATTATGATGGGTGGGTCAGTTGTTAAATCTGTTTTAATAACGTCAGCCATTGTTTTTCCTAACTGTTTTGATTGCCGTAAACGCGGATGGTGCCGCTAAAAGTTCCCGATGCAGTGAAAAAAGTTAAGCCATCGTAAGACGTTGACAAACTATGACGGCCCGTTAAATTTGCAACACCGGCTTCAGATCCACACAAATAAAAATGTGATGTTGGATTTGTTTCAAATGGTGCAAAAACAGTTCCTTGATAAACGCTGTTAGTTCCACCTGTTACTGTGGTATCAACTGAAGTAGACGTTTTTAAACCACCTAAAAAAGTCGTGTTCAATGCTCGGCTAAATTGTTGCACATAATTGCTTGCACTTGCATCGGTGCCAGCTGCTCGCCAGCGGAAAAAAACGTCAGCCCCACCAGCTAAAACGATAGAAAATACGACTGTATAATTTTGATATGTGGCGCTAAATACCCCGTTGAGGCTGACGCTAGTCACTCCGCTATAAGTCACCGCACCACCACTAGCACTTGCACTACCACCACTGTTAGCAATACTCGTTGGGGTTACTAGACGCAACCCACCCGCACCCGTCACCGTTGCGGCAGTGAAATCATGTACACCCGCATAAACAGCGTCACCGTCAGCGTCAAGAACAATCGCTGGATCAACAGCGGAAGGATGTTGAATGTTAGTTGTTTTTATTGTTGACATCAGATTCCGTTCCTGTAGCCGTAAACGCGGAGTGTCCCAGTCCAAGTACCTGTATTAGGCGAAATGGTAAATCCGTCGTAAGCCGTTGATAAAGAGTGAGTGCCGGCGTAAAAAATAAGGGCCGCACTTGCACTTGAATACTGGCCGGTAACTAAAAAGTTAGTGGGTTGTGCAATTCTTGGCGAAAATATTTCAATTTGGGCCGCTGCTCTAATTGTAGTAGTAAGATCACCAAACGGAAATGATGTCGTAGTTGCCCTATTTGCTGCAACGGTTGTTGCTGATGCAAGTAAATATTGATTAACATAATTAGATCCAGTTTCATCAACTCCACCTACTCTCATTCTTGCATTTACGTTATTATTTGTGCTACAAGTTGCGTCCCACATTATTCTGTAATTGTCGTAAGTAGTTGTGAATACGCCATTTAAACTAAGGCTTGTCACTCCACTAAACGCAACAGCGCCAGCGGTCAGCGTTGCCGTCCCGCCACTGTTCGCAATCGTTGTCGGTGTAACCATCACCAACCCACCAGCAGCCTCAAGTTCCGTACCAAGATCCGAACTGCCCTCAGAATCAAGACCAGTAACAACACCGTTCCCGTTAATAGTTACAGCCATTACACACCCCCAACAATCGCTTCAACTTCGGACACGTTCAAACCAAGTGCAGCCAGTTTCACCATCGCCGATTCACGCGCAGCAACCTTCGCTGCATCGGCATCAATGGCATCCTGCTCAAGGCGTAGGATTTCCGCTTCAACTTCAGCGGTAGTTAAAGGTTCAACGTCTGGCGTGTGCCAGATGATGCCCTCAACATCGTCGCCGTACATAACCCACTCTGTGTCTTGTCGAAGGCTGGCAATCGCAATTTCTTTTTCTATCATGCTGACACCTCAATCAGATATATACGCATGGGAAAGAGTATTCTTAACCCATCTGTTGCAGACGCAGCATTACGCGCTTGCAACTTGTATGTTGTAGAACTTGTTGTTGACGGAGAATCAAGTTGAACAATTGTTGGACCGGGAACACTGACATAACCTGCCCCCCCACCTGATGATGGAAGCATTTCCATTAGCAAGGCTGACGTATATATTGTTGTAGCACCTCGCAAAACTTTTATTTCTAGTTGTGTGTTTGCAGGAGTCAACGTACCAATTCTGGCAACACCAGAAAGATGAGCCACAACAAGAACTTTGCTTGTTGCTAAACTGGGAGTGATTGAAGCAGATAAACCAATATCTGTTGAAGTTGTTGTAGTCAAACTGGTGTTTGAGTCAAAAACTCCTTCAACAACCTGCAACACCTTCCCACCTTCAGCCCTCAGCAATGTCCCCGTTCCTGTCGGCAACGTCAACACTCCAGCACCCGCAACAGCGGGGGCGTCTATTTCAACGTAGCCACTTGTCGAACCGTTTAGCCGTATCGTCATTTAGACCACCACCCATGTTGAACCTGAAGGAACCGTGACCGTAATCCCGGTGTTGATTGTGACTGGGCCTGCCGTCACCGCGTTTTTTGATGCGCTGATGGAATAGTTTGTCGTGACCGTTTGACCGTTCTCGTAAAAGATTTGATCGCTGCCCCCACCCTGGGCCCCAACAGCGTCTGCTGCGGCGGCAATTGCAGTATCAGCTTGAGCAATTGTATAAGTATCTGCTATCTGAAAGTTATCAGATGCAATAATAACTAAAATATCATTAACTGACGCGCCTGATGCAAGTGTTACCGATGTTCCATTTGATGCAGAATAATCAGTATATGGAGTAAGAAGTGCTCCGTTTAAGAATACTTTTATTGCGTCTGTTATATAAGAAAGTGTTTGGGAATTATCATCTACCCCAGAAAAAACCGTTTGGGCAGCCGTGGCGGTATAAACATATGTGGTAACAAAAGCAACCGCTTGAGCCCCGACTGGAAACCATGTGTCAGCCGTAGCATCATAAACATAGGCTGGTTTGGCTATTGTGCTTATTACTGTCATATTATCCTCGTCTTAATTATATCATGCACCCATAAGAAGAAATGGATTAAACCCTGCTCCTGAAAGAAGTCCATCGACTTGTGTTTTTGTATAAGTATTTGTGTCTATTTGTGTTTTTGTGTAAAAATCATTTCCATTAAGTAGGTTTGATTCACCATTTTTATCTACCCACAAGGTTCCAGTTTCAATACCTGCCGTTGGAACAGCATCCTGGTAAACAATTGTTCCGCCGCCACCACCACCACCAACAACTGTCGTTACCATGGACGCACTTGCGCTGCCATCAAAGGATACGCTGCCCGTTACATCTCCCGTTAAAGCAATGGTGCGAGCTGTTGTAAGGGCGGCTGCAGTACCAGTGGTGTTGGCATTGATCGTTGCTGGAAGGCTTAGAGTTACTGCTCCTGCTGAGGCAGAAACAGTTACCTCATCAGCAGTTCCAAGTAGGCTAGTGACCCCTGGATCAACAGAAATAAAACTAAAAGAGTTTGTTGAATCATTATATGAAACTGTTATATTTGTTTGAGTTCCAGCTGCTATTGCAGTAGAAATTGCATCTTGTGCTCTTTCATCTGTGAAATATAAATTTGTTGAACCTTGAGTAAGATTATCTGTTGTTTTTGTAGCAAGGGCAGTATCAAAATCTTTAATTGTATAATAATTTGTACCGTCGTTTGTAAATTCCCAAACATCTGTTGATTCATTCCATCTTATATCGGTATTAGGAGATGTTCCTCTTTCTATTTCAATACCAGCGTTTAAAGAAGGAGATCCAGTTGTTCCAGAGTTTAATGTAACCAAATTGTCTTCTATTAAAAGTTCTGTAGTATTAATATAGGCAGTTGATCCACTTACAATTAAATTTCCAGTAACAGTAAGATCATTGCCAATAGTTACATTGTCTGGTAATCCAATTGTTATTGTTGCTGATTCAGAACCAGATCCAGATACTTCAATTTCATTATTAGTACCCGCGACTGTAGCAACGTAGTTTCCAGTGGTATCAGTTCCAAGGGCAACGCTGTTGGCTGCAATGGTAGTTGCCAAAGATGCGCTAGAACTACCATCAAAGGATACGGTTCCTGTTACATCCCCCGTTAGTTCAATAGTACGGGCTGTAGTAAGGGCTGCTGCAGTACCAGTAGTATTGGCATTAATGGTTGCTGGAAGGCTTAGGGTTACTGCCCCTGCTGAAGCAGAAACTGTTACTTCATCAGCAGTTCCAGCTAGACTGGTTACGCCTGTATTGGTAATCGTTAATGCTGCGGTCTCAGAACCTGAGCCTGAAACTTCAATGCCAGACCCTGCTGTTGCGGTAGCAACGTATTCTCCAGTGGTATCAGTTCCTAGGGCAACGCTGTTGGGTGCGATTGTAATGGTCGCACTTGCACTCGCAAGGTTGGTAATGCTTGCACTTCCAGAAACATCACCTAAAAAGGTAAGAGTAAAATCTGCAACATCAAAATCTAAAGTATTGTCGGCATCGTCATAGGTTACGGTAATTCCGCTTTCTGTGTTGCTAGTAACCATTGTACCAACGGTGTCTGCGATTGCCTCAGAAAGTTTTGTGTCTATGTCTTCAGCAAGAGACTGAATATCCCCAGCAACATCTACGGTATCAGTATCTTCGGGGTATGGAAACCCATAATTATTTGTAGTAGCAGCCATTAATATTCACCTCATTCATTATATCATTTTTTAAATACAAAAAAGCAGGATAGATTTCTCTACCCTGCCCTTTATGTAGTCATTGTTTACTCTACTAGACTTGGTGATCCCTTTTCTGGTCCTATGTTTGCAGATACAAGTGATGTAGCATAGGATAGCAGGGCTCCCCCAAGTGCTAGTCCAATATTAGTCTTCCAATCTACAGAAAAAACATTAAGTGTTCCTGCAGCTCCTAGAACTAAAATAAATTGTGCAAAAGTCTTGAGTGCTCTTTCAGATGCCTCAATCCAAAATTTCTTAGTGAACATTTTGATTCCCTTCTTCGTCGTTTATTATATCATCTATCTGTTCATTTTCGTTTCTATAAAGTTGGCTTTGATATTCTGGGGTAGTTCTAAGTTTTACATCTTCATACGCTGCCCCACCAATATACGCGGCTACAACAGCACCTATCATACCAAATCCTCCAAGAGCCAGGGTTTCTGCAAGAGATGTAGAATCCCATCTAATAGCAGTATAGATTACGATACCCATTCCAAAAACCAGGGATGAAAAAACTGCTCTTCTTCTCATCTTCCATGATGGATTAGGGTCTATTGGTAACATTAATAAATTTTATCATATTATCTCAATATGAATTATTTTTTTTATTTTCCACAGTAAAAAACATAGGAATTGTAAATCTTTTTCCATTAGTAATTTCTTTTACCCCATGCACATATTCCTTGTCCCCTGGAAAACACACAAAATCCCCTGGAGAAGGTTGAATTTCTAAATTTTGATTTGGAAAATATATTGATCCGCCATCAAAATTGTCGTTAATATATATTAATGATGATATGTCATAAAAAGGTGTTCCATTGCATGAACCGTCTGGATTTTCTTTATCTGCATGTGGAGGTTGGTTATCCCCTACATTCCATACAACTATTGAAGAATACGCTGGTTTTAATGATAATGAAAAAGCATTTTCAATAAATATTTTTGATTTTTTTAAATATAAATTTGTTATATCAAAAACTTCTTTGTTTTCTTTTTCAATTTGATTGCCATAGCATACTCTGTCTTTCCAAATATCACTATCTTGAGGTCCATTAAAAGATTTTATATTTTTTGAATATTCATATATTAAGTTGATATGGTTTTTTTTAACAAAATTTTTAACATGATATATATTGTCCGATGAATTTCCAAAGTGACCTGATGGTACTAAACTTTTCATTTTTTATTTTTCCTGTATATTTTTTGTAAAATTTAGTGTATCAAGATGTTGAAAATATTTTAGCATAGTTACCATTTTCCAATTGGGCAAGAAGCGTCTGTTAACTTTGTTTTTAATTTCATAAAACATCCACACTTTGAGCATTGCTTTGTAATTTTTATAAAATGGTCACACCCCTCACAGATAGATACTCTTCTATCCACCTCTTCTTTATTTTTTGAATATTTATCTTTATCTAGCATATCAAATATAGATACTTTTTCTAGCCTATCTTCTCTTTGTTTTTTTTCTTCTAAATATGTTTCCCAATTATTTTTATTGCTTTCTTTCACTTTCCCTCCCATTGTGAATAAAAGTTTTCAAAATCGGAAAACTCTGGTATTTTCTTTGATGTCCCAATTAATTGAGGGTCGTTCAGGTGATCAAACTCATTGTCAACGTTATCTTCTATCACTATTCTGGGGTTGCTCATTAGTGCTGCGAAAAGTGCTGCGTAGTTTTCGTTTACCCAATTTTTATATTTCATAAAAACAATTAAGCATCCATTTACTTTATTTAGTTCTGACACGGTAATAATTGCTTCATTAGAACCTTCTATTAGTGGACCATTTGGGATTGCGGTTTCGATATTCATGAAGGTTTCTCCATTTTCACCATTTAAAAAAACGTTACCTTCATATTTCATTCCTATTGACGGAATTTTGTCATATTGTTTTATATGAATTGGCACACATCCATTTTTTATTTGATCAAAAACTGCCCAATATGGGTGTTTTTCTTTATATGGATAAAATCCGACTAAGTAATCATCAATATAGACGTAAGCAACTTTATCAAATATATCTAATTCTTTAATTGTATAGTCTTTCATTTTTTTCCTTTCTAAAAAAATATTATACATTAGTGTGACAGAACAAGTGTATTTTCGGGATTGTAAAAATAAAAACTTAACTGCTTATCCACAAACTTCTCCAGCACATGATCCAGGGTAGCAGAAGCTTCCGTTAGAGCAGCCGCATTGTGGACCATAAACAGGGTCATTATAGTTTACCCTACAGGTGACAGCTTCTGGTGGGGGTGGTGGTGGAGCAACATATTGATAATAATTATAGTTAACTGATGATCCTATGGCTACTCCAGTCCCTGAAACAGGACTTTGACTAATTACTTGTTGATCAATAGCTGAATTTGATGTTGATGTTGATGTTTGAGTCCCTACAACAAGCCTTCGGTTTGTTATTGATAGATTGGCATTCGTCCTTGTAAGTCCAACAATATTTGGTACTGCTGAAACTGTTGAAGACATAAAACCAGCCATGCTGGGAATCATGCTACTAATCCACCAACAGCAACCCAAGTGTTTGTTGCACGCTTAATAAGAGTACAACCAGCCCACTGACCAATAAGTTTTAAACCAACATAAGAGTTGACGGTTACACCAGCAGTTGCAACTATTGTTGTTTGACCTGCCCCAGCCTGAACCACAAAAATAGATGTGCCAATTGGAAAAGCAACAGAAGAATTTAAGGGAATAGTTAAATTATTTGCAGAAGCTGAAGTCATTTCAACTATTTTTCCCCCATCTGTTAAAAGCAAAGTATATGATGCACTAGATGTAGTTGTTGCAACAGTTAAGGTTGGAGAATTTATTGTTGGAGAAGTCAGGGTTTTATTTGTAAGGGTTTGGGTTGAGGTTGTACCAACAACACTGCCAGATACTCCATGAACGCTTGTTGATAAGTTAGCATGTGTAACAATATCTGCAGAAATATCTGCTAAGTGTCCTTCTATTCCACCAGGAGATCCCGTGCCATCATAGTCAGCACCATAGTGGTATTCAGTAAAAGCCTGAACAATATTAGCATTGTCAGTCTGCTCAGGCACACCTGTATCATAAGTGGTTGTAAATGCATTGGTGGCTGAAATGTTTTGAGCCATAATTCCTCCCTGTTTATTATATCATTAAGCAAGTAATGAAAGAGTTATGTGAAACCTTGCATTACTTTCAGTAACTACGGACCAAGACCCAGATACATATTTCATTGCAAAAAAAGTAATAATAATTGTATTTGTTCCAGAGTTTACTTGTATGCTATATACCGTTGTCACTATTGGGGTATTTAATAGCTGCGGGGTAATAGAGACATTTATGTTTGTTGCTGTTATATCTGAAATAGAATATTCACTAAAAGCAGTTGCAAGAGGAACTTGATAATTAAATATTCCCGCACTTGCACTTAAACCAGGGTCGTCAGCTAAACTAACAGTTTCACTATATATTGAGGGCTTAAGGTTTCCAATTTTTTCCCAATTAAAGCCACCAACCCCGTCAGAAAGATATTGATAAATATATCCCTCTGTTTGCCCCTGACTTGCTCTAATAAAAAGATCATTAGGAAGAATAGATGTTAAACTTGATGATGCACTATTGGGATTGTCAAATCCACTAAAAATTAAACTTCCTCTATCCCCTGTTGCTCCTGTTTCCAACTGAACAAGGATGTTTTGAGGAGGACCTATTACAGATATATCGGGGTTATTGAGAAGAACTTCTATACTCATGTTATTCTTCCACTGATATCGTTTGTAACTGAAAGTCCTCCCGCTATTAAGGTGAAAGTATTTAATGCACTTCTTATTTGAACGTCATAGACATAGGATGTTCCCTGGGTAAGAGATCCTCCATCTTCACTAGATATTGTGCAGGTAATGTAAGAATTTTGACTATTGACAGATACATCTCCATTAAATACAAAAGTATCAATAGCTCCAGCACGGGATGCTACTGTAAATTTTGCACTAGCAGAGGGGTAGTCGGTTAAATTAAAAGCTGTTCCATCTGCATTTTTGGGTTGAATTACAAATTCATATGTATCTCCACGATAATATAAAATGTTAAAAGTTGCAGGAAATCCCATATTAAAATTATATCATGTTGTCAAGGGGATGCTGAAAAATATGGAATTCTAATTACTTTATCACCAAGTCGGGCTAATAAGTAACCTTCGGGAACAAGTTGTTTTAATTCTAAGTAATTCATTACGCTTGCTGAGGATAATACAGAGCTTTCCTCATCAAAAATAAAAGCACCACCGATGCTTATATCACCTTCTAGTAAAAGATTACTCAG